CCAACCTGCCCCTGCATTGCTCCAATAGTAGATTTTTCACCGCCCCAAGCGGTTACACCAAACCCTTCTTCACCCCAACCGTTGAGAGTGTGACCAACACGAACAGGAACAGCTTGACCCCAAGCGCCCTCACTCCATGTCCCACGACCCCAACCGTTGATGATGGTCATAGCGAAAGCCTTACGCTATACGGATAATCGCGTTAGATGCGTCAGCCGTTGGAAACACAATCTGAAAGTCGCCAGATGTAGAAGACTTATCAGATCCAAAGTCTAGAACAACCACAGTGTTTGTTGTGCCAGATCCACCACCTGCTTGTGTATTGTAAATCAATGCACCACGAGCAGTGATTGTTGCAGAAGTATACGTTTTGTCTGCAAAATCCGTTAGAGCAGTAGTACCAGAGGTTGTCGGTGTCACGTTTGTCAACGCTCCTCCACCCGCAGTATACGAACCAGAGTTACTTACTTCGTTTGATGAAGTGTATGCTGTAGTAGCAGCAGTGAATGAAGCACTGTTAGTATACAAAGCAAGCTTATAAACGTCTTGCCCGTTAGTAAAATCGTGTTTGCCTTCAAGAAGTTCTTTCTTGAAAGAAGTACACATTGCGTTTCCAGTAAAGGCCATGTCAAAGTCTCCTTATAAGTTCAGCCAGTTGGGGATGACCTGCATCTTTTATTGCATTGCATACAGTGGTGCGGTCACTACGAATAGCCTGTCTCATATAGTATTCGACGAGCTTTTCAACGTGCTTTGAGAAAGCACGAGCTTGATCTCTTATCCCAGGATGGGCGGTATCAGAGACCGAAATTACTTTTTCTACGCATTGCTGCGCTAATTCTTCAGGTGTAAAACCTCTGTTATCTGTTGTCCTAACCCCAACAACAGGCTCGTCTTTTGGTACGGTTATATCTATTTTAAACATCAAGTCTTCTCCCTAAGAACTTTACCTCTTCGGTATTCGTCCGTAGTTTCTTTTGCTTCGCCCAACTGTTTAAGGCCAATTAAAGATTCTTGAAAGCGTTTATTATACATATTCATAACGTCCTGTTCACCTTTCATGTATATATACGCTTCGATTAATGCTCCGTACAACATAGACATTTCAGCATTTTCACTTAACCAAGTAGTCCCACTACCAGATCCGGCAGTCAAACTTGCAGGTCGATAGAAATAATGAAGCTCTGCGGTGAACGTGGTGTTTGGAGTTGGAGCCAGTATAAAATTATCCACATCAAAAACAGCGTAGTATCGAGGAGATCCCGTGGTTGTGGCGTCTGGAGTGTATGTTTGTATAAAACTTGGATCTTTAAAGTCTATAAAGAACTTGTCTCCATCTGTCCCTGCAAGGCTAAGAGAAAACGGAGCTAGGAAATCACTAGGACAAGCAAGAAACTTATTACTAGCCGTTGTAGATGCTGTTGCATTCTTACGAAACAAACTAAGCTGCACGTTTTTGAGTATTCGTTCTTCAGCTATTCGTATAAACAACGGAAGATTTGTTACGAAAGAAGTCTCATCATTCTCAGTATAATCTTGAATAGCTGTTTTAAGTTGATCGTATGTAAAGCTCATGTCATCACACTATTGTTATATTCCCTACCATACTACTATGATTGCTACATTGATACACTAAAGAAGTGTCCGTTGGTTCATGAGGTACAATGAACTGGGTTAGTCCTGTTGTAGAATTGTAATTTTCTGTAACACCTGTTGTAAAATCAGAACCGCCTGATGATGTTCTTATTTTTAAAGGATGACTTCCTACGTTTGCTGTATTGTCTATGAGATAAGTATGACCTTTATAGAAAGTAAAGTTTGGGTTGTTACCCGACGTGGCTCCAGGGCCAGTGAATGTATACGCAGATGACCCATTTGTCCCTGCTGTATACTTAGTAACAGGGCCAGTTGTCTCATCATTAAGTCGAATCCACACCCCTCCGTGCGCGAAATACAGTCCTCCAGTCGCGTGCACATGCGCCACAGCACCATGGTATGTTGACGCGCTTGGAAGATCACTCAAAGCCGCATAGTAAAAAACAATTTTGTTTGCACCAGAGCTTACATCAAACAATCCATTTGAATCTATTATATCAGTAAGAGTTGTGCCATTTCCAAGAGCAGCATACACCTCATTGAAGTTGTCATTAATTTTATCTGCACCCGCACGAAGAGTATCTCCTGTCCCGTCGTTTGCAGATGAGCCAATACCCACTGTTTGTTTTGCCATATTTTATCCCTCGTCAAATGTATCTGATGTTGAGTCTAACGTAATGGATGTGCTGTCAAACTTCGGTGCAAAAGCAATAGAACCAACTTGTCCTGTTGCAGAGACTCCTGTTGGATTAACCGCTTCATTACCAGTATCAGAAATAGTTATTGTTACTGTTCCTACTCCACCCTCTGCGACCAGATTATTTGGTGGTGTTATTCCGGGTATGTCTCTAAAACCAACAGGATTATATCCGTGCTGTATAGATCTTTGTTCTGGTAACTCTGTTTCTGGTCTGGGACCACGTAGTGCTTGTGGATCTGGGAACGCTCTTGGCGGAAACAACTGTGGATGCTTTGGCTCAAACTCATCAGGACCAACCTTTGCGCCAGTCCACTCTGTCTTCATCTCACGAAGACGATAACGGCGACCTGACCGATCAGATATACCAAAAGCATGTCTACCACTAGCGTAAGACATTACACCCTCAGATAACTCAAGTTAGGCTGCAACTTCAAAGGTGTCCTACCTTGATCCTCGTCCGCTGCACGTTGGAACTCTTCTTCATATACCGTCTTCAACATCTGAATACGATCTGGCGCTCGTTTCATTGAAACGTAGTAAGCTAACCCCGCCACCATACAAGGAAAAAAACGAAAAGGCATATCAGTAGTATTAACAAGAGTGTCTGCATCTTCTATCCTACGAACATAATAATAACGGACCTGATCCGTAGAGTTTTCTGGAGTAGACCACAAATACATCACAGGAGTAATCTGCCTGTCTAAATAATACTGACTAGGTCTTCCTTGCGTTGACTTGTTTGGAAGTGTTGCATAATCGCTACGACTTATTCGCTGAACTTCAAAGTCTGTGCTATTACGTCTAATTACAACATCCAATACATCAACCACATCAGCAGCTAAACTATAAGAAGAGGTGCCTTGTGTGACAGTAAAGTTTGCTTCTTTTACTGTCCACAAGTTAAGACCTCGATTAGCCCAGTCTGCAAACATCAGGTTCATAGACCTACGTGCCGTTTTAGCGTCGTAGCCTGTGCGAACCTCTAATCCGCATCTCTCGTATGCTTCCTCAATTACCTCTGCTACATCGAGGTTGAAGTCTCTTGATCCTGATGTTGTCATTGCATCAACTCATATGTGGTTTCTGGTTCGTCTTAACTACGACTGCACCACCGTTTTTATACCCTATGTTATCCAATGCCTTTTGAGCATTAGGATTTGTTTTGGCCTGCTCTCTCAATGCTTTTATTCCTTCATTGGGAGCTTTCTTCTCAGAGTTATCCATCGTCATCCTCCTGATTATAAAGGTTATCAAACACTCTATTCACATCTAGTGTATAGTCTAAATCACTTTTTGAATAGTGTATATGTTGTGAAGGTCTGAAGTCTGGTGCACCCTCACCCACTGCAAACCAAGCAGGATGTGTCACCCTCACTCGATTATTTGGTAATGCTACTATGTTTCCTGTCCACTCTCCTGCGTCCAACAACTGCATCACATGGCTTTGTTTGTGTTGTGCCGGATCATCTGCAATCTCGCTGTTGGTATAGTCTACAGTGAACAAATACTTAGCGGGAAACATCTCACCGTTTATTTTGGCTAACCAAGGACATGGTGTAGCTCTGTCTAATGTATATACTGCATGATGATGTGAAGAGCAGTCCCAAGGCTGCGCATCATGTGTTGCCATAGGTTCAGGCCACTCTTCGAGCGGGATGTCTGCAACCAGTGCTGTGATAGGCATTCTTGCCCACATTGCACCACCATGAACGGTGTCTTCTTCTTCACCTTCTGCTTCACAACCAGTAAAGATAACTTGAAAACTAAGAGACCGATTTGGAATTGTGGTTACAGCAACAACCATGGCGTGCAAAAATTCGCCGTGATACTGTTCATGGTTATGAGTGTATTCACGACGAACCCATGCTTTGAAATAAGGGATGTTACTTTGTAGGTATGACATTTTGTTTAGAAGTGTCCTTTGAAACCTAGGCCTTTAACCTGCGCTCCACCAGACTTGCCGCCCTTAACCTTACCGCCAAGCGTATAGCCTTTGACCTTACCGCCGTTCTTCATCCCCTTGGGCTTGACCTTGCCACCG